AGTTAAATTTACTTGGAATGAAGTAGATATTGAAAACATGATTAAACTACAAAATCACTATCAATTAATATTCCAACAAAATGGAATACAAGAAGATGAACTTCGCGAAAAGTTGGGTAGAAAACCATTTACTGAAGAAGACAGATCTAAAACCAACTTTGAACTTTATACAAAAAAAACAATAGAATTACAGGGTGAAGCTGATATGTCCCTATCTGTTAATAAAGAAGCCCAAAATAAACAGCAACCAACTAATCAACACGGGACTAATTTAGGTCCAACAAAAGCAAAATCTTCAATAGACCCAGAGTCTTTATATGGTATTATTAGTAAAATAGATGAAAATAGCACAGATATTGTTGTCAATAAGACACTAGAGTACATTTTATCCCTTGATATGCCACTTAAAGTTTTGTATAATATATCTCAGATAAAAGATGAAGTTCATTCTATCATTAATGATATAAATACAGATAAAGATTCTCTTAATGTAAAAGATTTAGCTGTAAACCAGATAATTTTTACGTTAAATAAAGAAAGGAATTCCTTGTTATGAAATTTTATGATTACCTAAAGATTAATATTGATGGCTATGGCAATTATGATACCAATAGATTAACTGATAATATATTAGAATCTGTTGAAACACAAAAAACCTATAGAGATCATGACCAATTAGAAGGATTAATGGTGGATTCGATTGATGCGCACTCAATGAAATTGACATCCCACTTCCATTTATACTTACCTGCTTCAATGCAACAGTCCATTGATAGCTTAACAGATCCATATAATATTCCAGTTCTTACACATCACGATTTATATACAGATGCAATAGGAAGAGTTGTCGGCGGAAAATACGTTAATACTTTTGATACATTTAAACACAATATGTTAGGCGGAGAAATAAGCGACTTCCTCGGAATGTCTCTTAGTACAAAAAATATACATACAAAATTACGAAAATACAATAATATATTATTTACAAAAGGTAATCTTGGTTTAGGGCGATTAGAAACAACATCTAACATTGTTAATGAAGATGCCATTACTAAAATTCTTAACAAAACATATGATACAATATCTATGGGTTACGATACAAACAGTATTGTATGCAGTGAATGTGGTAACTCATACTATGATTGTGATCATACTACTGGAGAGGATTATGGACATGGACCTACGTATATAATATTTGGTAAATTAAGATAATTCGAAAAAAGTTACGTAAATGCACCGGCCGATGAAAATGCTGGAAATACTTCTTATTTAAAAATCCACAAGAAAGACAATGCGAAAAAAGATAATGTGGCTATTAAATACCTAGCTAACTCAGGATGCGCAGGACAGTGTGATGTAAACTTTACTTTTAATGACAGTATAAACAAACAACAAACAAACGGAGCACTCATGAAAATCAAAGAGTTTAAAAAACTTGGTGACTCTCTATATAGTCAAACATTAGAGAAAATGCCAGAAGATTCTAGATTAACATTAGATGAAGTAAAATCTCTTGATGATGATGCTTTCGTAGGCTCAAAGCGTTTAGTTTTAGCAAACAGTACAGATGCAGTTAATGCCTCTATTTTACTTTTAAATGAAGTAGAAGACTGTGACGAAAAAGCTGAATTACTTGATTTTCTTAACAAAAGATTAGAAGCTACTAATAACAATGTAGACAAAAATCTATCACAAGACGATAATATAGATGAGAGTAAATTAACATTTACATTCGTTGACGAAAAATGGTCTCTTGCCGATGAAAAAGAAGATAAAGAAAAAGCCCTATTATCTGTTTTAGTACAAAAATACTCAGATAGCAAAGAAGATGCGCAAGAATTAATTGATTCTATTTTGAATGATAAAGAATTCAAAAATGAATTAGTTACTTCTCTTGCTACAGATGAACTTGCTGACATGATGGCTAGAATTGATAATTTTAAATACGAAAGCAAAGTACAACAAGCAAAATATTCTGCACTTGTCCAAACTGCAGATTCGTTGGCTTCAGAATTAAAAGATAATTATATTGAAAAATTATTATCTTTTAGAACTAAAGAAGATCCTTCTCTAGACTCTGATACATTACGCGAACAATTCAAAGGACGTTCTCTTGATTCTTTAAAATCAACATATTCAGATATGGTTGCTATTTTCACTAAATTAGATTCAAACACAAATTCTAATTTAGAAGATGACAATATCAACATTGATAGCAATAAGAATAAAGTGAAATTTACTCCTAAACAGATTCAAGAAATGAAAGATGAGCAATCAAACAACTATAGAACTCTATTAAATATTAACTTTGGACAAGCTGAAAAGTATATGATAGATTCTACAAAAAGAATTAAAGAACTTATAGAAAGTTCAAAAGAAAATTAATTATTCAATAATCTTAAGGAGATTTTCAGATGTTTAAAGCAAATAAACTTCCATTTGGAATCCAAACACCTAATGTCGAGATTTCTGAAGGTACTAGAGTAGCTAAACTTTATGTTGCTGCCTCTTATTTACCATTAGTAAGATATGACGACAAGTTAGATGACTATGTAGTTATCTCATACGGTAAAGTAGTTGCACGAGATAACAACGGTTTCATCGTTCTTGCAGGTTTAAGCAAAGACGTTGAAGTAGCATTATCTAGTAGCACATCATATAATACAAAGGCTGAATTTATTACAGGTACAGCGGCTTTCGCTAACGTATATAGTTCTGTAGATGTGGCTAATGGCGTATTGAACGCACAAGGCGATGCAGTAACATTAAATGAACCAGTAGTAGCATCATTCTTTGGCAATTATGATTCAACAAATACACAATTAACATTTGTAAGTGCACCTCTTGGTATAGCCCCACAAAATATCATCAAACAAAATGGTGCTGGATATTTTAATGGCTATCAAGCTGGTAGTTCTGCAAACTTTACAAACAACAACTGGAGCTTACAACACGGTGTGACTATCTTAACTAGATATTTCATTGAGCTACCTGTAGTTGCAAATTTAACAAATATAGCCCTTCCTGGACTTGCAGTATTTGAAGGAACCCCTTCTAATAATGGCTTAGTTACATTTACGGCTAATTCAAACTTTACATCATTCAATCCATTAGCAGCTTCTGCTTATGTATCATATACACCAAATACAGTAACTGATGCAGAATTGACAGTAGAGTTTAACAGAATAATATCTTGGGCAAATAAAGCAGCAAATGAATCATTAGGTAGAATTTACTTCATTAACGATCAATATCCACAAGGATTCTTGCAATGGGTTAGAACTTATGATGCAGGTATTACATCTACACCAAAATACAACATACCTTCTGGTAGTGCGACTGATGGTTTACCACATAACTTATATTCGGCTGGCGAAACAACTGCTGCAACAGCTAAAACCGTTAGAATTAATTTATTAGTTCAATAAAACTAGGAGAATCCAAATGAAATTCAAAGATAGTAAAGATTTTAAAGATTATTTAAGTGTCTTTAAATCAAGTGGAGTTTTCCACAAAGAAGGTGAAGTAGATAGAGTAGAGCTTAAAGATGCGCTTTCTCACGAAAATGCAACACACTTCTTCCCTACAGTAGTAGAAACTATTGTAAGAGAAGCAATTGAACCAATGCTTGTAGGTACTAATCTTTTAGAGAGAGTAAACTACCAAAATGGTATGCAAATTTCATTCGCTACTAACATTGGCGCAATGGTTGCTGAAGATATCGGTCAAACTGGTGAATATCCAGAAACTGGTCTAAACTTCGGACCTGGTGCTCAAATTGTTAGCATGGGAAAATCTGGTCTTGCGATCAAGTTTTCTGATGATTTATTCAAACATAGCAACTTTGATATGCTTAATGTATATCTTAGAGGTATGGGACGAGCGTTAGCAAGATTGAAAGAATCAAAAATATGGTCAATGCTCTCTAGCGTTGGTATCACAACTCACAACAACGTTAGTCCTAGTGATTCTATTTTTGGTACAACAACTGGATATGACTATACAGGTACAGCTAATGGTTCTTTAACATTAGAAGATATCTATGCAGCCTACTCAGCAATTTTAGAAAATGGATTTATTGCAGACACATTAATTGTTAACCCATTGACATATACTATGTTCTTAAGTGACCCTGTTCTTCGAACAATGGCATTAGAGCACGGTGGTGGTGCATGGTTTAATGGTTGGAATGGTTCTGGACAAAACAAATTTCCTTTCAATCAAGGTTCTATGGGACAAGCCGGTCCTGGTGCAGGTCCTGCATCTGCAATGAGTAATCTTGAAAATATTCCTAATGGTTCTCCAAAAATACCTGGATACCTAGGTCTACCTATAAGAATCATTGCTTCTCCATTTGTTCCTTATAATAAAACAACTAAACTTACTGATATCTATTTCGTTGATTCGAATAGTCTTGGTGCTTTAATTGTTGAAGAAGAAGCTACAATGGAAGAGATACCTGATAGATTGCATGAAATTACTAAAATCAAAATGAGAGAACGTTATGCGATTCAACCTTATAATGATGGTAATGCTATTGCAGTTATGAGATACATCAAAGTTGAGCCTAATAGAATGACTCCAAGTATTCAGCCTACAATGAGCGGTGGTACCTTTACACCTATCACTGACCAAGCTGGTACAGCAGTAATCACTCTATAAGTAAGATAGATTATTATCCCACCTTTAATTAGGTGGGATATGTTTAAATTTTCAAATATATTCCATATCGCAATACGGAATATATCAACAAGCAAACGGAGAATATAATGATAAAAATAAGTTTAGGATATTATAGAAACCTAAGAGATGGATCTCAAATTCAAATCCCTTATTGGTTTACTAGAGATAATAAAGTTTTTCTTAATAAATTGACACCATCTGTAGAGTTGGATGAAACAACACTAACTAAGGATCAACTTATTGAGATACATAATGGAATAACAAGAAGAGATCTTCAAACAAATGATTTTGATATTATTCTTGAAAGTATTCAAAAAGCTAAACCAGCACCTGTTGTTCCACAATCTTTTATACAAGAACCAATCAATACTGCGGAAGATTTAAAGAAGAAAAAAGAAGAAGAAGCCCTAAAGGCGCTTAACTTAAAAGTAGAAAAACTACTTGCTAATAATTTTAACGAAACCAAAAAAATAGTTGGTACTGCAGAACTCAATGAAAACAAATCTCTTAAAGAAGGAATAGCAGATCTTAAGTTGCTTCAATTAGCGATTGAAAAAGAAAGCGAGAAAGGCGACGATGCTCGAACTTCAATTATTAAACTCTTTGAAAAAAGAATTGGTGCTATTGGTAAATCATCTGGTTTTATGCAAGTAGATGATGAAGAAATCGAAGTAAATGCAGAAGAAGTGGTTGCTTAATTGAATATTGTATCAACCATACCGAACAACAATAGCTCTGTGGTTGCATTTAATAGTGTAATAACAGTAACATTTGACAGTATTATAGACCCAACATCTTTAGATGGCGGGTCTATTACTGTATCTTATATAGATCCAAATGTTGGAATGGTAGACAGCGGGAAAGTCCCTACTAATACAGGTAGGTTTGCTACTGACAATTTTATTAACGAAGAAAGTAGTGTGTTTGTAGGTGGCGCCATTTCTATAGTAGATGATGTTAATTTGGTATTTACACCGAATTCATTATTGTCACCACTTACTAAATACGATGTATATATATCGGACACTATCACAGATACTGACGACGTACAATTAGGCACAATATATCACATGTCATTTACCACTCTTAGAGAAGACTTAGGTAGTGATGAAATTCCTGCAATAACAGAATTAAACACAGTAATAGGTACTAATGTAATATATAATAATATAGATTACGTACCAGTTGTTAATACTTCATTTTATGTATTAAATACATATCCTAATCAAGATTCATTCTTAATTAGTAGTGCAGCAAAAATAACATTTAATAAAGATATAGCCGAATCAGTAACCATTACAGATTTTGTTACTGTTTACAGTGCTGACTTATTAAGTGATTATCCAGAGAGTGAAGTACAAGATGCGTCTATTGCGTATGCTGGTTCAATAATTACCGTTACTCTTAATTATGAAAATAATAAAATATATACAATTAAAATAGACAAGTCATTACAGTCAATAGATGCAGAGACCTTAGATGTAGATTTTGAATTATCATATTTATCAGTAATGACTCCATACTATGTATCAAGTAAGTTAGTAAGATTGGCGGCCGGAACCCTCCTATCCAAACATTCAGATTTACATATAGCATCATTAATACAATATTACTCCAATGATATAGATTACCTTCTTAGATTCTACACAATGGATTCTAAAATGAGTAATTTTATAAAGCAAAAATATGTTCTTATGTATACATTAGAAGGATTATTATTAAATAATATGAATAGTGGATTACATGATTCAGTATCTAAGAAATTAGCCGATTTCTCATTATCAATTACCAGTAAGAATAAAGTAGACCTTTATAATAGTCTTATGGGTGGTATAAAAGAATGGAAAAGAAAATATGAAATTACTATGGCTTCTATGGGTAGCGGTGGTTTTGTCAGAAATAAACAAAGATTCGTTAGCGACATAGGAAGACTATGGCCAAGGGGTACTAATGCTCCTGCAATAAATGCCTCATATTATCCATCAGATGGAATGCTTAATAGCCTTGTATATAATGGCATTATGAGGGAAGTAGATGTATAACTTTGATGTTGCTGTAGATATAGATATGAGAAAAGAGTTTGCTGCCATGATAAATGGTACAGACGAAGTTAGACCATTAGGTACACAGATAGTATTACAAAGTCTGGTAAGAGATTCAAGAGGTAAATTAATTAGGTCTCCATACGCGTATGCAATGACTGGAGAGGTTCCTTTAGATAAAAGGTATCCTAACACTACAATTACTGGCTATAAGTGCTCTGAGAGCTTAGTGAGGGCATATGTTGTACCTTTTCAGTTAAGATATTATGCTTCATTACAAATTGAAGAACCTGGTGTCGATAATGAAAGTAAGTATTTATTTTACTTAGATAATGACCTAGATGTTAAATCAGAAGATGTATTTGTAACAATAGCACTAGATGAAGAAGGTAATGTTATAAATCCAGTAACACCATTAAAAGATTTTGTTATAATAGAAATACCAACTCATAGTGAAATTAATGGACGCGGAGAATTCAAAACAGCAATAGCCAAGGTAATAAAATGATAGATGAACTAATATTAAAAGTAGAACCATCTTTACCATCAGATTTTACTGATACTAGAGATTTTGCTGGATATGATGTTCCAGAATTTATTAAAGATGTATACAAATTTTTAAATGAATATTTTAATCATACAAATGAATTTCCAAACATAGTATTAAATGCTACAAGTGCATATGAGAGCTTAGATGATGTTGAAACAATAACACTAAGACATAAAATCATTAGTAGAACATATGGACAAGTAAGTAGCGATAAGTTTTCGCCCGCTTCTCTTAGATCTCCCGTATGGGCTAAACACAAAGAATTAGAAGATCCTAATTTTCCTGGATATAAAATAGTGATTAGAAGACAAGTGTTTGATACAGTAATAGAATTTAATCCATGGTCAAAAAATAAATATGAATCAGATAAATTAGCATTCCTCTTAGAAGATATATTCAATGAATATGATGTAGTCTTTAAGAAAAAAGGATTAGATATGTTAAGGTTTATAGAAAGAGATTCAGATATAACAAGAATGGTTGGTGGTACTATGTGGTATGGTTCTCCAATGAAATATATCGTACGTACTGCTAAATTTAAAAGAGAATTTACAAAGAAACTTGAACAACTTAGAATAACAACTGAAGTTTTACAATAATACAAAACGACAAATCGCATTGTCTTGACAAATAAATAAATAATTAATTAATTTAAAGGAGAATAAAATGAGTGAATTCACAAACCTTCCTGGTCATTACGTCTACAAAGAGGATGGCAACTACGCCTTTCTTAATACAGTAGCCGGAGATGTCACTCTTATCTTAGGTACAGCTCCTGATGGTCCTTATGGCATGAAGTTAATCACTGATAGTCAAGAGGCTCAAACTTTATATGATCCTGACAATGCCAAAACTGGTACTTTGTTAAAAGGAATGTATGAAGCATTACAGGCTGGAGCTAAACATGTTGCTCTATACAGAATAGGTGCATCACCTGCTGCTCTAGATTTCTTTAATGGCTATACAATTATAGTTGATGGTGATCCTGCTGACTATAAGGTATATATGGCTGATGGCAAGCTTACAATATATGATGCTACAACAGGAGTCGTTTTATATGACCTTGTTAATGGTACTAGAACCACG